TCTGGTTCCCCAAATACAATCAGCAACAATAGCTCAGGATACTCTTTTCGATTATATGGGACTTCCAACCAAGACAGCAGGTTTGAACTTTAACAACCTGCACGGTAGAGCATACAACCTCATTTGGAACGAATGGTTTCGAGATGAAAATTTACAGGATTCCTTAGTAGTAGATAAGGACGATGGCCCTGACACTCTAGCAGATTACACATTACAAAAACGTGGTAAAAGACACGATTATTTTACCAGTGCATTACCTTGGCCTCAAAAGGGTTCAGCCGTAAACCTACCACTCGGAACATCTGCTCCGGTAGCAACGGATTCCGCGGATGGCGAAAACATAGCAGTCTATTCAACAGGATTAGGCGGCTATACCAATATGGCGGCGAATGGAACCTATGTGGAAAACCCGTTCGGCGGTGGAGCCGTAGATCGTTCACTCTATGCAGACCTGACAGATGCAACTGCAGCAACAATCAACGAATTACGCGAAGCGTTTCAAATCCAGAGACTTCTGGAACGTGACGCTAGAGGCGGCACAAGATATACCGAGATCTTACAATCACATTTCGGAGTAACATCACCAGACGCGCGTTTACAGCGTCCGGAGTATCTCGGCGGCTCAAAAACAGAAATAAACTTGCAGCCAATTCCACAGACTGGTTCAACAGACAGTACATCTCCTCAAGGTAACCTAGCGGCAATAGGTACAGCATCATCCAGAGGCGGATTTAGTAAGTCATTCGTGGAACACGGTGTAATCATTGGAATGGCATGCGTATTCGCAGACTTAACCTATCAACAAGGTATTAACCGTATGTGGTCACGTCGTGACCGCTGGGACTTCTATTGGCCCAGCCTTGCCCATTTGGGAGAACAGAATATTTTAAATCAAGAAATTTACTATCAGAATACGTCAGCGGACAGTCAGACCTTCGGGTATCAGGAACGTTGGGCCGAATACCGCTATAAGCCAAGCCAGATCACTGGCAAAATGCGTTCGAACGCAACAGGGACTCTAGACGTATGGCACTTGGCACAGGATTTCTCCTCGCTGCCTGCACTCAACTCTTCGTTCATCGAAGAAAACCCACCAATCGATCGTGTTATCGCAGTAACCGACGAACCACAATTCATCTGGGACTGGTACTTCGATCTAAAATGTACAAGAGCTATGCCTATTTATTCAGTACCAGGCTTAATCGATCACTTTTAGGTGCAATATGAATGGATTCAAGTGGACCATTATTTTTGGCGTTCTTCGCAAGTATGCTTTGCCTGCACTACTTGGAACGGCCGTTACTTGGCTGGTCGCTCATAATTACGGCCCTTGGGCTGATGTCGTATGTGCAGTTAGTGAAGCACTTTTACTCGTAACACCGGAGTGTGTGTAATGCCTTTTGGATTTGGAGCACCATTAGCAAGTTTCTGGGGCCCCGTTATTGGCGGGGCTATAGCAGGCGGCGGTCAGTACGCCGCAAACAGAGAAACTCGTCAATCAACAGCTAAACAGATGGCGTTTCAGGAACGCATGAGCAACACGGCACATCAAAGGCAAGTTAAAGATCTCCGAGCAGCTGGCATAAACCCCATCTTATCAGCAAAATTAGGAGGTAGTAGCTCGCCAGCTGGTTCGAGCTACATAGCTCAGAATATAGGATCAGCTGCCGTTCAGGGATATCAGAATGTGGCATCAGCACGTCAAGCGCAAGCGCAAACAAGGCAAATAGGTCAACAAACTAGGTTGACAGAACAACAAGTTGCAAAAGTTGAACAAGAGATTGCGCAAATGAAAGATTTGCATAACGAAAGATGGCAAAGACTTTTTGCAACAATGGGACCGGACAATATAGCGGCTTCTGTTGCTGCTGCGATTAACGACGTGAATATAAAGACACTGTTAAATAGTGTTGGCAGAACCACTAGCGCTAGCGTTAACACATTAGAAGATCTGGAAAAATTATTAAAAGCTACGCAAGCTCAAAAATCTAGTTTGGCAACAAATGCAAGTGGTTTAGAGCAGATAATTAGACGCGTATTTAAACCAAGGAGTGATTGATGAGCAAAGTAGTAAAATTCAAAACCGCATACGGAGACCGCACTCGGTCGAGTTTTCAAACAACAGGCGAAAGCCTAACACAACAGTCGCACGCTACAGCTGCGGACGTACGTAACATAATACAGCAATATGACCGTACTGGTCTAATTGCAAACGTAAACAAAGGAATAGCGCAATATGGCGATTATTCAGAAATCAATGAGTTTAGCGAAGCTCAACAGATTGTGGCAAAAGCTAAGGAAAGCTTTGCCGAACTTCCGTCTCACATTCGGGAACAATTCAGCAATAATGCTGGATTATTTTTCGAATTTGCGACCAACCCGAAAAACAAGGAAGAAATGATCAGAATGGGGTTAGCGAAAGCGCCCGACACTGTGGTGGAGGTGACACCAAAAAGCGATCCCGCACCTCCCGCTCCTGTCGAAGAGACGGAGTAAGGGATCGCAGGCCCAGTTAGCTGCTTGATGTTAACTGGGCCTACTGACACCAAAGGAGGTTAAGGTGTGGAATGTAAACTATAGAGTGGTCCAAGCTAAGAAGTCAGGTGACAGGACCAATTGGATAAATGTAGGTGCAGCGTTCAAGCGTGAAGACAAGTTTAGTATGAAACTGGATACCTACCCTATACCAAACGAAAAAGGTGAAGTTTGGTTACAACTATACGAAAGGATGGAAGATGAGATACCGAAAAAAAATGAACAAGCGCAAAAGCAAGAAAATGTTCACCAAAACAGCTATGGCGGTACGGCCGAGTAATTTCACCAAACCCATGAGGGGTGGAATAAGGCTATAATATGGCATGCTATCACCCACTCCTCGCCTATAAATGCGATGGCAAAGTGGTGTTTAATAAGCCCTTTGCATATGCAAAGGGCTTTAATCTTCCATGTGGTCAGTGCTGGGGTTGCAGACTGCAACACAGTAGAGAATGGGCTATCAGATGTATGCACGAAGCCCAGATGCACGAACACAATTGCTTTATAACCTTAACAATAAACCCAGAGACCCTCGAACAGCGTCCTCGCCCTTGGTCTCTGGACATCACCGAGTTTCAGAAATTTTTGAAACGGCTCCGCGCAAAAACAGAAAAAGACATTAAGTTTTTTCATTGCGGAGAATATGGTGATCAAAACAAACGTCCCCATTATCACGCGATAATATTCGGGTGGGATTTCCCAGACAGAAATGAATGGATTAATCCAAAGGATAAAACGAAAAATATGGGAAATCATAAATTATATGTATCCAAACAATTGGAAGAACTGTGGCCCCACGGGTTCCACAGAATTGGGGAATGTACCTTTCAATCCGCTCACTATGTGGCGAGGTACGTTATGAAAAAGGCGAAAGGGGAGGGTTCCCTTGAGCAATATATTAACCCTGAAACAGGAGAGGTCGAATACGATCTCGATAATCAATACGCGACTATGTCGCGTGGAAACAAACAAAAACCTCACAACGGGATCGGAAATCAATGGTATTGGAAATACGGATGGAGAGATGCACACTTGCACGATTATATAGTTCATCCTACAGAAAACCTAAGAATGAAGGTTCCTCGTTATTATGACAAGGAACTGGAAAAATACGATCCCGAATACTACGCGGCGCTGAAAGCAAAGCGTAAAGAACAGGCACCAGAGACTATAATAGAATATAATAAGGCGATGGATGACCTCTGGGTGTCAGAGGAAATAAAAATAAAAAAGCTCGAACGTTTAGTTCGAAACCTTTAAAAAAGATATTGACGCGTAAAAAATATTATGCGTAAGATTCTCCCGTAACAATATTCCACGGGAGGAAAACATGAAAAAGGTATATTACGCAGTCTATGACAGAAAAGCCGAAATGTATTCGCAGCCTTTTCTGGAGATAAAAGACGGAACAGCAATAAGAGCCGTTCAGGACATAGTAATTAACAGTAAAGATCACGCGTTCGCAAAACACCCCAGAGATTTCACACTATTCAGACTGGGTGAATTTGACGAAACAACAGGCGTAATAACCGGTCAGGATAAACCCAAACAGATCATAGAGATCGAAACCCTTGGAGAGTAAAAATGCTAGGCGGACCAATGGGCACCCTGCCCACCACATTATCACACGAATTCTCACGCGTACCTCAAGCGGATATTCAACGTAGTACATTCAACCGTGTAAGCGGTCTTAAAACAACATTCGATAGTGGATACTTGGTTCCGATATTCGTCGACGAAGTATTGCCCGCCGATACCTTTCAACTCAACGCGACCGGCTTCGGGAGACTATCGACAGCATTGTACCCCGTGATGGATAACATGTACGTAGAAACGTTTTTTTTCTACGTTCCAAATCGTATTATTTGGGATAACTGGGAGAAACTTAACGGTGCACAGGAAGATCCGAACGACAGTACAGATTTTCTGGTTCCCCAAATACAATCAGCAACAATAGCTCAGGATACTCTTTTCGATTATATGGGACTTCCAACCAAGACAGCAGGTTTGAACTTTAACAACCTGCACGGTAGAGCATACAACCTCATTTGATT